AGAATGCTCACCAGGCTGTAATAACAATCTCAACAGATTCTGGAACAGGAACAAGCACCTACTTCTCAGGCCCAACGGGACCTGATGGAGGAACAGGGGTTGGGGCATATATTGAAGCTAATTCAAACGGTGCCATTTCGGCTATAAATGGAGCAACTCCAACCGTTAATCAAAGGGTCTTGTTTACTTCCAGAGCTGACGATATTGAAAATGGAATCTATAAACTTACAAACGCTGGATCACCAACAACAAAATGGAGATTTACTAGAGCCACAGACTATGACAACGAAACTCCAGGAGACGTTAATACGGGAGACTTCGTATATGTAACTGGAGGAACTCTTGTTGGTAAAACTTATATAATGAATGCTGTAGGAACTGGAACTGATGGGGCAATTATCATTGGAACAGATGACATTTCTTGGACTGAAACTTCTGGTGTTGGTCCTCAAGGTCCGACAGGAGCACAAGGAATTACTGGACCAGTTGGAGCTACTGGATCTACGGGGCCTACTGGAGCAACTGGTCTTGGATATGCGTTAACAACATCTAGCTCTAGTCAAACTTTTAGCATTGGTTCAAAAAACTTTGGAGATGTCTCAAGTCAAGGTGCTTTTGTTGTTGGAAATAGAATTAGAATTGTAAATCCAGAAAATCCAACGGGACAATGGTTTGAGGGAATAATTACAGCAATTAATTTATCCCCATTATACTTTACTGTATATGTAGATTCATTTTTAGGTTCAGGAACTGTGTCAGCAGTTTGGGCAATTTCTATTGCTGGAAATACTGGACCAACTGGTCCAACAGGAGCGGACAGCACGGTTGCAGGACCAACTGGACCTACAGGTGCAACAGGCTCTGCTGGACCGACTGGAAGTACTGGACCAATTGGACCTACTGGATCTGGAGTATCCCCTATAAGTCTTGATTCAGGTCAAAACATAAAAATTGGAGCAAACTCTTTTGAGAACAACACTACTGGTTCTTCTAATATAGCTATCGGTCAGGAGGCATTGCGGAATAGCGTAACTATAAGTGAAAACGTTGCTATTGGAAAGGTCTCGCTAAGGGCAAACACTACAGGATCAAACAATACTGGTATTGGAGCACTTACCCTATATGCAAATACTACAGGAGATCAAAATACAGCTATTGGACACGGAGCTCTTTTTAGCAATACTACAGCAGGTACAAACACCGCAGTCGGAACAAGCTCTCTTGCTAGTAATACAACTGGTTCTAGGAATACAGCTACAGGGCAAGATTCTTTAAGAAATAACACAACAGGGTTTGACAACGCTGCCTTTGGACAAAATGCTCTTTATACAAATACCGAAGGAATTTATAACGTAGCTGCTGGACAGGGGGCTCTTAGACTTACCACCACAGGATCTGAAAACACTGCTATTGGTTTTTCTAGCGGATCTTCAAATACAACAGGAGGAAATAACATCATGATTGGTAGTAATGCCCAGTCATCTACTGCAACCACCTCTCATCAAATTACTCTTGGTAACTCATCACACACCTCGTTACGCTGTCAAGTAACTACTATTACCGCACTCTCAGACCAAAGAGATAAAAAAGATATTCTAGATCTTGGCTATGGCCTTAATTTTATCAATATGCTTAGACCAGTAGAGTTTAGTTGGGATACCAGAGATGGGTCAATATCCAATAAGCCCGATATCGGATTTATTGCTCAAGAGCTTGCAGAAGTTGAAGATAGTCTAGGTGACAGCGAAAGGCTTAATCTAACTCTTAGAGACAACCCAGAAAAGCTAGAAGCAACTCCTGGACGATTGCTTCCAATTGCCATTAAGGCAATACAAGAACTATCACAGCAAAATGCAGAGCTTTTGGTTAGAATAGAAAAATTAGAGAATAACTAGTTCATTACAAGATGAGCCATTTTATGATAAACTGTAGTTGGAGTAAAAATGGCCAATCCGTCTAATCTGTACGCAGAGAAAATATTTAGCGAACATCCTATTGCGATGTGGGCGTTAGACGATCAGGCCGACTACCTGTCTTTAATTACTAATAACAAAAGAAACGTTTATGCTAATGTTGGTTCGGACGCTTGGACAATTGCAAACGGTACAAAAACAATAAATTCTGCAATACTAAACGAACCACTAACAGACACATCAACAACAACAGTTTCATCAACATTTGAAGCTGGTCAGGCAACAACAAGAATTGATCTGGTAAGCTCTGGAATAGTCAGTCCATTATCAATGAACGCATCGTTGGAAACCTTTTCAATAGGTGCGTATGTCTTTTCAGAAACACCAACGGTACTGTCTTATGAAATAGGGTATACCTATGATGGATTAGCAGCTCCAGTTTTAAGAAAATTTGATTCTCAGATTAGTGGAAGATGGGGTTTTATTTCAGAAACTTTTGGAATTCCAGCTACTATAAATCCAATAAAAGTTGTAATAAGAATTACCCACACCAACGCTGGAGGAGATCCAGCTAGCTACAAGTTCTATATTAATGGGGTAACTTTTGGCCAATGGTCGGAAGAATTTTCTGCGGTATCCTCTGGAGTCTTTGGAACCGCATTACCAGCAAATGTTCCTTTTAGCTATAATGCAATTGCTGCAAGCTCTTATGGACTACAAAACCTAGACGGCTATTATTTCATTAGCGATGGTGCTCTTGTTGCAAGAAATTCTGGAGTACCTGTTGTGTACGGATCATCCAATGTAACAAGAATTTTACCTAATGACGGAGACCCATCATTGATTATTCCTGGACAAGGATTTTTAAATGAATCTGGAAGGTATAGAGAATACACAGTAGAAATGTGGACTAGGATTGATTCCAAAGCAACTACAGCAACAAGAATATTTGGTCCAATTGGTTCTCAAGATGGAATATACGTAGACGGTCCTTTTATAAAAATTAAAGTTGGTGATTCAGTTGGGGCCCATCCAATCACTGAATGGTATAGGCCAATGTTGATAGACTTTAAAGTTCTTGAAAACTCTGCATCACTCTTGATAAACGGAGAACAGGTTATAGAAATAGACTATTCAACAGAAGATATTCTATTGCCACCAGAAACGATAATTCAGAGCGAAGTAGAAAAAAGCAACGACTGGCTAGGATTTTATGCTTCAGAGAATGTTCCATTTCTAGACATTGATTGCGTAGCAATTTATTCATACTCAGTTCCAGCAATTGTTGCAAAAAGAAGATTTGCTTATGGCCAAGCCGTAGAGTTCCCAGAGAATGCAAACAGTGCCTATGGAGGAACTTCGGTTCTTATAGACTATGCTTTTGCAGACTACACTAGTAACTATAGCTATCCAGACATAGGACGTTGGAACCAGGGTATTGTAGAAAACTTATCAATAGTAGACGACTCACTCTCTGTTCCAGACTATAGGCTACCATCTGTAATTTTTGAAGATAACTCCACAACACAATCTTGGTACGATAGCCTATATGAAGACCAAGATCAGCCACTAGATCCGTTTATTAGTTTTGTTGGTAAAAACGGCTATATTCTTTTTGACAGTCTAGACATTTTGAAAAAAGACTTGAAGGCATTCTTTATAGCATTCAAGGTTTCAAGTTTAAGTTCTTCAAAACAAATACTTTTTAGAATACAGGATAGTAGTAGCTCTAGCTTCTTAGAGTCTTACATAGAAAATGGCATGTTGTACTATAAGTTTAGCTTTAATGGAAATACGGTGCAGACCCTGTATTCAGCCGAGACTGTTGTTACTAACAAAGTTTTGGTCTCTGGCATATCTATAGAGAAATTTACTAGCTATTTTGGTCAGGACGTCCTTTCATTTTTTGGAAACAAAAATAGGCTAAGCCTTTTTGTCGGTGGAGATAACAACTTCAATAATACTTTTTTGGGAAAACTCTATAGGTTTGGCTTTTGCGATAACACAAGCTTGTCCAAGATATCTGGTTTATTTGGAGACAACGGAATCCTGACGTATTACAACTACGAAGACTATTTCAGTGACCCATTAAGTACGACCATTTATGATGCTGGAAGCACGAGCTTTGAGGATGATCCCCTATACGAAAATACCTTAGACGGAGGAGCTCCAACATCTTTTTCTAGCGTGGAGTTTGGGTCAATAAAAGAGTTTACAGCTAGCTATACTCTAATACCTAAAATAAATTTTGAAACTATATCTTTGGATATTGCTATAGATGGTTACTGGGAAGACTATCAGCCGCTAACCTATTATGCACAGTATGTTTCTGACATACAAGATAATAAATACTACGACGTAGATTTTATTCAGTTTAACATAGACTATCCAGCACTAGAAAACTTTACTGGTGGCAATTACGATACATCCGAAAACATGGTTAGGTCCTACGTATCTTTTCAGTATTTAAAAAATAACCCATCTGCAAAAAACTCTTATTTTTCAATAATGCCAGCATCTCAAAATAACGTAGTCTCTCCTGGATCAGAATGGGTTACTACAAAATATGAAGTCTTGGATGGAACAGTCATATACCCTCCAAAAGGAATTAGAATTACTGACGTATCTCTTGTTACTCATCTAGAGTGGACTGTTCCAGGAATTATCTCTAACCCGCTTATAGTTAAAAAAATGCAGTATGCTTCTCAGGCCTTTAATGAAAGAACCTCAAACCCTATCGGAACTAGGTTTGGAACACCAGTCTTTCCTTATTTAAAATATGGATCTTACTTTGACTATAAGTCAAGAAATCCATACAGAATATATAAAACCAGCACACCATATCTATATCTTACAAAAAACAGCGGAATAGAAAAAGCAGGGGATTACGATGAATTCGTTAATCGTGGTTTCTCTATTCCCGTCAATAAGGACTTGTCCGACAATTATAAAGTAATTGCTATGCAGGCTTTCCTTAGATACGGAAAAGATAGATTCCCCTCTGAGCCAGAACAAATATTTGAAATTGAAAGCAAGGATGACTATATAAAGTTTTATGTTGTTGCAAATGACCTTTCTGGCAAGAGAGCTCGTATTTATGGAATTAACGCTAAAACTGGAAATCTTGAAAACGGAATTGCCTTTTATTGGAACGGAAATCTTGTCAGAGAGCCAGTTATGACCCTAAGCGACTGGGGAACGCTGGGAATCTCTTTCTCAAAAATTCTAGACTTTAACTCTTATCCTGGAGGACTTAGGTTTACTGGATCAGTCTTAGTTAACAACATCTCTCAGTATAAAGCAACAAGCTTGCAAGAAATACAGAGAAACACTCTAAGGTCCTGGCTATTGGCCAGCACTCCAACACCAACAAGCTCTGAAATTTGGGACTACTGGAATCAAGATTTTACCTGGAACGGTGTTTTGATTGCGATTCAGTCAAACATTTTTGGGGTAGACCCATCAGACATATATAAAACCTACATAGGTACTAATAAGATAATTATTGATGATGACATTCCATTAAGATTTAACAATTATGAGTACAATACCTATCAGGGAATTACTTGGCAAAGCCGTATCCTTCCTGCTGTATAATATGGTATACTAGTGGTCATGGAAGACAAATTTGCAGAAGCAATTGGTAAAGCTAAGGTAACTCTCGTAGATCAAACTGGATATGCCTGGGGCGTATATGTTTGGAAAAAAGCTAATGGCAAGTGGTTTACTGACGGAAATGGCAACATTCTGAACGTGCAAGCCAACAGGGGCGATGAGAATCAGATTGCAAAGCTAAAGCAAGCAGCCGCTTACTATGGAGAACCAAACGGATCTCATGTGTTTTTCCCAGGAACAGCAAGAATTACCGATGAAGAGTATAGTGAGCAGGTAGACCGAATGAAGCAGGGCCTAATCCCATCTCTAAACGATATTGGTGCCGTTATGGCAGCCAAAAAGACCCTAGAACTTTATGGAGATGAGTAATAATGTCGGATGAATATCAGTATCCAATTCAAGCCTTTACACCAGAAGAAGAACAAGAAGAAGACCTGTTCAAAAAACAAGACCCATTCGGCAAGAAGTGGGATGACCTAAAGGGCCTTTCTGGACTAGAGAAGAATTTTAAGAGACGCTCTGATCGAATCGTAAAGGCGTATGAAAGCCTTGACTTTACTGGAGTAGACACAACTAGGCAGGGGTACCAAGACAGTGCACTAGCCATAAGCACTGGACAAAATGGAGCAACCTCTAAAGAGATTAATCCTGGATCAGTATTCCACAATGGATACGGAATGTTTGATGTCATTACGCCACCATGGAACCTATATGAGCTTGCAAACTACTACGACACATCTTTTGCTAACCACGCAGCTATTGATGCAAAGGTTGAAAACATTGTTGGCCTGGGCTACGACTTCCACGTTTCAAAAAGAACTATGATGCAGCTTGAAGCTTCTACTAGCGAGACCGCAACAGACAAGGCCAGAAAGCGTATTGAAAGAGCAAAGGTTGAGATGCGTGAATGGCTTGAGACTCTAAACAGCGACGACTCTTTTTCAAATACAATGATGAAGTTTTATACAGACGTTCAGGCAACTGGAAACGGTTACCTAGAAGTTGGAAGAACTGTAACTGGAGAGATTGGCTACCTTGGTCACATCCCATCCACAACTATGAGAGTTCGAAGACTGCGTGATGGATATGTTCAGATTATTGGTCAGAAAGTTGTTTACTTTAAGAATTTTGGGGCAAAGAATCAAAACCCAATTACAGGAGATCCAAGACCAAATGAGATTATTCATTACAAGGAATACTCTCCGCTAAATACGTTCTATGGAGTTCCAGACATCATGTCTGCAATCTCAGCTTTGCATGGAGATCAACTAGCTTCTCAATACAATATTGACTACTTTGGAAACAAGGGTGTTCCAAGATATATCGTAACCCTTAAGGGAGCAAAGCTATCTTCTGATGCAGAAGACAAGATGTTTAGATTCCTTCAGACTAGCCTAAAGGGTCAGTCTCACAGGACCTTGTATATTCCTCTACCAGCAGACACAGACACAAACAAGGTAGAGTTTAAGATGGAGCCAATTGAGGCTGGGGTGCAAGAGGCATCCTTTAACGACTACAGACTTAGGAACAGAGACGACATTCTTGTTGCCCACCAAGTTCCTCTCTCAAAGATTGGTGGTGGAGATGCTTCAAACATTGCTGCAGCTCTAGCCCAAGACCGTACATTTAAAGAGCAGGTTGCAAGACCAGCTCAGGCAAATCTAGAAAAAATGATGAGCAAGGTCATTAGAGAAAAGACAGATATCCTAGACTTTAAGTTTAATGAGCTAACTCTAACAGACGAAATTGCTCAGTCTCAGATTCTTGAGAGATATGTTAAGACTCAGATCATGGTCCCTAACGAAGCTCGTGAGAAGCTGGGGCT